TGCGTCAGGCGTACGAGATACCGGGAGCGGCACGATTAGCAGAAGTGATGCAATAGCAGAGATCGCGGCAACATTGTGATAGGGTAACAGGGAGAGTTTAACTTGCCTCAAACAACTTCGGAAATTTGGGATTCGCGGTGGTCGTCAACCCGTCGCACAATAGATCCTAAAGTGATAGACAATATTTTTGAGCCTTATAATCTCACGGACAAGCTCCGTAAGTCGATGAAGATGGTCGACGGCGGTGGCAAGGAAATCCAAGTGATCTTGGAATCGAGTGCAGGTTCAGCAGAAGCATTTGATAAGTATGATCCACTGAGTAAAAGTCCGCGTGATCCATTCGAGTCGGCATTCTATAAGCGTCGCTATTATGCGATTCCCATAGTATTGTCCGATACTGAGGAGTGGGAAAACAGCGGCAGTGAGCAGATATTCGACTTGCTCGATGCGCTTGGAACTAATGCGATGAACTCATTGATTAAAACGATCAACGAGGATCTTGGTGGCGCACAGTCAGGTAAGTCGTGTTTAGGGCTACAGGATATTGTAGCTGATGCCGGGACGGGTACAGTTGGCGGTATTAATAGTGCTACCAGTACGTTTTGGAAAAACCAAATGAATAATAATGGCGGTGGAGGTAATGTTACTTTTCTTACTCAAAGTACGACGAATATTTTCAACGGTATTCAAGAGTTTAATGAGATAGGAGACGCTGTTCGACAGCAGGGCGGTAAGACCGATATGATCTTCACAACTTACTCAATTGCGGGCGCATATCGCACGGCGTTATCGTCGCAGGGGTATGTTGAGATGAGCGCACAGAAAGTTAACGGATTAAAGGGTGAGGAGTTTCCGGGATTCTACGGTGCATCGGTGGTAGCTGATAGCGATATCGGCGCAAATAGGGCGTATTTTATCGACAAGAATGCGCTACAGCTCCGCGTAATGAAGAACGCGAACTTTAAGAAAACTCCGTTTGTATCGCTTCAATCGAATGGACAATTGGCACAATTATCCTACTTAGTCGCTGGTATACAATTAATTACAAACTCAAGACGCCGTAACGGTGTTCACTCGGCATTAGCTGGTATATAAGAAAGGGGGTTAATCTGAATGGCAACTTGGAAAATGATTGGTGATACCACATTCAATCAGGATATTGATGCAACGTCAACGACACAGAAAGCTCCGCTCGGTGCAACGGTTAAGGCTCGTGATATCGACCAAACAGGCTATGGCGATGCGGATTTTATTTATGGAGTAGGAGTAGCTTCAACGGCTGCAGGTGATTTAGTTACTCTTGATGGAAGTGGTTTTACTACTGTTCGTGCAGACGGTGGAGACACTGGTAAAGTTGCAGTTGCAATGTCGGCCAATGTCGCAAACCAATACGGTTGGTATTGCGTTAATGGTACGGTAGCAATAACGAGTGGTACTGTAGCAGATGGAGAAGTGTTATATCTAACGTCTACAGCGGGATCAGTTGATGATGCTGTAGTAGCGGGAGATAAAATTTATGGTGCTTTTTCTGTTGCAGCCAGTTCTGGAGGCACTACGCTTTCCAGTATTAGTTACCCTTTTGTTACTGACGCAAGTAACTAATGGGTAATAACCTTGATGGGGTGGGGGCATTCGTGTCCTCACCTACATCATTAACATAAGGATGATTTGTATGGCCAAACGCCAAACAAAAAAGAAAGAAACAGAATATGAAAACGGTTTCGATGCAATGGGCCAGCCAGTTGGAGCAGAGAAATCTGAACCGGATATGGATGCAGTGGCGCAGATCGAAGCGTCGAACAGCGATACGGGTGAATTAGAGCCACTAATAGACGTTTCTGAGGCCGTAGAAGCCTCACCAGAGCCGTCGAAAGAATCATTGCTAAATCAAATACTGGATGAAGTGCAGAACGATCCACAAGCGAAAGAACGGCTTGTCGATTTAATGGCATCGAGTCCGAATGCGGCAAAGGTGTTGGGGGTTAAACCGGGAGTAGGTGCGCCGTCGGGTGATTACAAGCGCGACTATCATTCTGAACCCGCATTACGTGTATATGGCGGAGTTGAAGTAGCGCATGAACCCGGGTTTGAACCAGCACCACCGTCATGGTTGCCTATGTATGAGTCTAAGCATGGTGGGACAACTTCAACAAAAGGAGATGCTGCGGTCGATGTGCAAGGGAATTATATCAAAACTGAAAAATACAAACTATGGCTCGACCATCATATGGCCGGGACTAAAATGGACGGGAATATCCGCTTTGATATTGGTGCTGATCAAGTTATGCAAAGCGACGTGGGGGCGGTTCACGGTTGAATAGGCGCAGTCCTGTTGTTGCGGGTAATCAAAAATCTGCAACGTCATTCGGAACGGTTGCGCAATACGACATAGTGGAAGCCGGGACGATGTTATGCGCTCCGAATCTTACTACGACAGAACGGGATGCGTTACCAAGTCCGCCAGAAGGAACCTTTATTTTTAACACTTCAACTAATAAGATCCAGTGTCGTGAAGGTGGGTCATGGGTAAACTTAACATGAATGCTATTATCTGAGGGGATTGCACTAGTACTTGACCGGGTGGGATTAGACAGTGGAAACACTACGTTTAAAAATCGCGCTCGTCAGTATCTCAATATCAACGCGATAGAGATTGCGAATCTACTACGCTGGTGGTGGTTAAATCGAACAACTACGTTCCGAACGACAAAGACATTTACGTTATCCGGTATTAGTGGGACGTTCAGTGCAGGTGAAACGGTAACGGGGCGCGTATCCGGAAAAACGGCTGTTGTCGATAGTTTCGATGCAACAAACAGTCTGCTGTATGTGTATTCGGAGTCGGGAACATTTACTGCTGAAGAAGTCATTGACGGTGGATCATCGAGCGCATTAGGTCAATACGAAAGCTCTGCGAACACTCGCGTCTATACACCAGTAGACGGCTATGTTTCTGCATGGTGGTCATTCATGGATGAAACCAACGAGAATCCAATTGGAATAGTCGGTCCCGACGAATACGACTTACTCGATGAAGATTTCAGTGTGACCGGGAACGTCTATAAGGCGTTTATATCTGGCGTTGATGCAACAACGGGCTATCCTAAAGTCGCGTTGTATTACACACCATCTGATACAAATACTATCATACGTGTTCGTTATCAAATTGGCATTTCGTCGTGGCTGGAAGCGCAAGACGGCAACACATTTTTAAAGCTGGGCATTCCACAAATAGGTGAATCCGCGTTGGTCTACGGAGCAACTAAGCTCTTTTTACAAGAGAAGGGTGACGAGAGCGGAGCGCAACGTGAAGCGGCTGAACTGGCACGGGCTGTATCGTTAATGCAGAAGCAAAACCTGATGCAACAGGGTAATCGTCGATATGGTCCCGATCAGGAAACCAGTTTTCTGGTGCGAACGGATAACTCGTTAGTCGTGGAGTCTGGCTAATGCCTATAGCTGCTGAATCAACCACATACGGTCCGTTTAATATGGGTGTCGATTACAGTCGCCCGGCAGAGGATATCCCGGCAAACGGGCTACATGGTATGTTGAACTCGCGCCTAACACAGTCGGCGGCCGTAGAGAAAGTATTAGGCACTAAAAGCTATGGCCAACAGTCGGCAATTGGTGGGTCGCCAACGCTAACTGCATGTGGAGAGTTTCGAGTTCCCGGGGGATCAGAGCAGGTGTTCATTGTTGCGGGCGACACAATGTATAAATATGCGGGATCTGGATCTGGATGGGCAGAGATTATGCCGTCGTCCGGAGTAACGATCACAGCGGGAGATGACAACACGTTTGAGTGGTGCAGGGCGTTTAATACGCTCATACTCACAAATGGAGTCAATCCACCTATTAAGTGGGATGGTGGAGCGTCCAGTGATTGTGCAACATTAGATGTCGATAGCAGATGGACCTATGCACAACACGTTGCATTTTTCGACAACCGTACATGGCATGCAAACACTAATGCTAATCGGGATCGAGTATGGTATTCGGATATAGCGGATCCAGAAACATACGGAGCGTCGAGTTTTTATAATCTCGGTAGTCCGATTACAGCATTGCAGCCGATGCAGAATGCACTGGCAATACACACAGAGGATTTTATCAGCGTATTGATCCCGACGGGCAATGCGTCTGTTCCGTATCAGCTCCAACAACGAACCACAACAGATCCACGTAATCCACAACATGGGGGTAGTATTTCCGGGAGAGCAGTAGTTACCATACCCGGTAACGCGCAGGTCTTTCCGATGCAAGATGGTATTTATATGTGGAATGGTGGAGAGCAGGTCGAAAAGATTAGCTATGCGCTGGACGTGTATTGGGACACTATTAGGAAAGATCGTCTACATAAATCTCATGCGGTGTACTATGCCGATGAAAACGAGGTTTGGTTTTGGTTGCCTAATGACGATACGAATTGTAATCAGATCATGGTAATGAGTTTGAAAAATCGTTACCCGGATCGAAATACAGGACAAACACAGTTTGCATGGTATGGCCCGCTCAATGGTGCGGGGTCCACGTTTGAACGGAACTGTTCAGCGATTATTGGCGATAAACCTCATGCGGGATCGTTTAGCGGAAAATTATTAGATCATAGGCCCACAGACTGTTATAACCATGAAGATGCGGCATACGATTCGTTTTTTGAAACGGCTGCACCACCAGCAATGGACGGTGCAATGGATTTACGTTGGCTATATGCGAGGACGTATTACGACGGTTTAGGTGACTACACATTAGCTATAGATCAGGAGTCGCAGGGGATTGGAGGTAGCTCCGGTTCGATATCGACTACAGGTGGTGGTGGATTGTTGGGTTCCTTTGTGTTGGATAATGACGTAGTTGGCACGATCAGAATGGTTTCAAAAGACATCGATCTATCAGGATATGATCCACATTCAAGTCTAAAATTTACAAACAATCAAAAAGATGAAACATACCGGGTGCGTCGAACATTATTACAATTTAAGGTAATTGGGCGACACAGAAAACCACGAGCGGGGGTTAGTTAATGGCAGTCAATCCATATGCAAGCGGCACGAGTACGCCAGTTACAAAAAAGAAACGGAAAGCACGTAATCCATATGCGTCCGGCACTAGTACGCCAGTAACGCCAGTAACTCCGGAGCCGCCAGTTGAGGAAGTGGTTTTAGGTGCAATGGCAGGTCAGGATGATATTGGTGGGCCGGGCGATTTAAGTGGCGATTATTTAGATAGCTCGAGCAGAGGCGCACCACGATATAAGAGTGTCGAGAGTGGCGGCGGTGGTGGAACGACACCAACTACTGGAGCCTCTGCTACAGGTTCAATTGGGGGAAATGGCGCACAAGATTTTAATTCGCCAGAAAATATAGCTGCTCGGGAGCGTAGCCAGCGATATAGCGGTTTAGCTGCATCTGGAGTTAATGTACCTGAGCTACAAGAAGGGTTGCCGACGTATATACCACAGAATGTTGTTTCATCACCGGATAATGCGCCATATGATCCGTTTGTGCCGCCGGAAGGTTATGGCACTCAGTATTCGGATCCGTTTGCGCCAACAACTCCGGTAGATGCTCCGGATTTACCGTATGGCAGACCGGGGCCAAGTCCGATACCATCTGGAGATGATCCGTTTGTAGCTACAACAGAATACGTTGATGAAAGTCAAGGTGATTCGGTTATGGGTGGTCCGGGCGGACTTGATGCAGATTTTTTAGATAACAACAGAGTTGATTCAGTTAGAGGTGGTCCGGGCGGACTTGATGAGGATTTCATAGATAACAACAGAGTTGATTCAGTTAGAGGTGGTCCGGGCGGTTTGGATGCGGATTTTTTAGATGACAACACAATGCCTGTAACTGGTGGAGCGGGTGATTTAGGTGAGGATTATTTAGCTAACAATAGAGTAGATGATGAAATAATTAAGTCAGTGATGGGTGGAGCAGGTGATATAGGTGAAGATTATGTAGAGAGCAGTAAAAAGCCAATACTCGCAGGTCCGGGTGATTTAGGTGAGGATTATATAGAAAGTAACAGAGTAAACAGAAGTGGTTCGAGGGGTGACGTTGATAATGAAATAATTAAGTCAGTGATAGGTGGAGCAGGTGACATTGGCGAGGATTATTTAGAAAGTAGTAGAGTACCTGTAGTTGGTGGAGCAGGTGATTTAAACGAGGATTATTTAGAAAGTAGTAGAGTAGGCAATCAGAGGGGTGAACCTGTAACTGGTGGAGCGGGAGATTTAGGTGAGGATTATTTAGAAAGTAATACAAGTGGTGGTGATGGTGCGGTAGATGGAATGAGTATAGATGATTATGAAAGCATACTAAATGATAATCGACCAGATTCAGTGGCAACTGAACAGCCAGCAACATTAGATGGATTAACGGATGATGTAACGCAACTACTAAGTGACCGTTTGGGTATGGATGGAGGTAATCCCGCAATAGATCGAGACATAGCAGACTACATGCGTCAGTCAGAGCGCGAAGAAGCCCAGCTCATGGAGGATCTAAATCGCATGGGTGTCATACGTAGTGGAGACACAGCAGAGGCGTTAGGTGATCTTAGGGGAGCCAGATCGCGCACAATAGCCGACTTAGAGGCTCGTGGATACGATCAGCAATCTGATGCTATACGTGACATACTCGATGTGCAGCGCGGCCAACGCGACGAGCAGTTGACACAAGA